CAGGTCGGTCGGCGCGCCTTCATTGGCTGGCCCTCCCTGTGGCTGGAAACCGGCCTTGGAGCGCGATGCCGGCGAGACGCCCAACTCAGCGCCGAGACGCGCCACCGCCTCCAGCGCCTTCGCCAGCAGGCCGCAGGCGGGGTTCGGCTTGAGGTTTCGGGTTGCGGCCTCGATCAGCACGCCATGCTTGGCTATTGCCGCCTGCGCCTCGCGCACCGTCCAGCGGGCGATGAGGTAGGACTCGAGCAGGCCAAGCGCGGCCGAGGTGAGGATCTTGCGCTTCGCCATGTCGGCGCCGATGTCGTTCCACTCTCCCACCATGTCGTGAGGCAGCGCATCCGGCGCGCGCGGCACACCGGCGAGGCCACCATCTACGGCCTTGAGATCCGCCTTGCGGCCGCGCGTGCTCACGAGCGAACCTCCTCGCAGCGAAGCTCCAGCCCGACGCGGCGGCCGATCTCCTTGACCTCACGGATGTTGAAGATCCGGCCGGCATACCCGATCCGGTGATCGGTGGTGACGCCGACCAGGAAGCGGATGCGGAAGATGATGGCGGTGTTCGCTCCCTCGCCGTAGCCGCGCAGGTATTCCTCGGTCGACTGCTGGAGGATCTGGGCTCGCACGGGCCGGCTCTCGATAACCGAACCGCCGGGCGTCGCGACTCGGTACTTGTCCGGCTCGCCCAGGCCGAGCGTTTCAATCGAGATGGATTTGTCGAGTTTCCCGGCGCGCATCAGTTGGTCCCAACCAGCAATTCGATGGTGATCACGGCATGCGCGGTTTCGCCGTCCGGGTCGCGCAGGAACCGCTCGGAGGAGACGTGGCTGTCGCCGAAATGGTAGCCCGGAGGCGAGACGAGCCGGGCGCGCATGGCCGATCGGATGGCCCCGGCGATGGTCTTCACACCGACAAGGCCGGGCTCCTTCTTCCAGACGTGCAGCGTGGAATAGACCCGCACCACGTCGCGGGCGATGCGGCCCTCGTCGACGATCTGATCCTCGCCCAGCACGATCGACGGGTCCGGCGCCGGCCGGCTGTTGCGGTCGAGGATGTTGGCGGCTGGCACCAAGCCCGTGATTTCGGGACTGCCTACCAGCCGAGCGCCGATAGCCTCCTGAACGGCGAGCGCTGCGCTCATGAGCCCTTCCCCCAGTTCTCACGGACGGCCTTGCCGACGGCGCGCTTGATCGCGGCCTGGGCCTTCTTCCGATGCAGGCGGACGGACGGCCAGAAATAGGGCTGGGCGTGCATCTTCGTGGTGCCGTGTTCGATCAGGTGCGGATACCGGACATCGGCATCGCCGACCGTCACCGCGACCGTGTTCTCTGGCACGACGAGCGAGCCCCCCGGCTGAGAATAGGCCGGCGTCGACTGGCCGGCCGGCGTGACCGTGATGCTGTCCTTCAGGTCACCGCTGTCCTCCGGCGCCAGTGCGCGCATGGTGGTCGCCATGGCCTCGGCCTGCTTCAGGAGCGCCGGCTGTGTGGCCGCCTTCACCTGCGCAGGAATAGCCGCGAGCCGCTTGCGCAACCGGCCGATGCCGCCATCGTCAGCCATAGGTGTATGCCCTGTGTTCGCGGATGATCTCGTCGAAGCCGAACGGAACAGCCTGGGCGGAGACGCCGACGATCGACGCCTCACGGTTCTCGTACCAGTGCGCCGCCAACATCAGGACCGCCTGCTCAACATCCGCCGGCGCGCCCTCGGGAAACTGCTTCGTGTCGGTCAGCTTGAAGCCGAGTTGGCGCTCCGTGTGCGCTACGGCAGCATCCAGGAGGCGCGGGAGCATGGCCTCATCCTCTGCCACAACGCCGTTCAGTTGCACCTTCAGATCGTCGGTGGTGAGGGCCATGGTCCTGCCGTTCAAAAGTGGAGCGGATTCAGAATTCTTTCGCAGAGTGGTCCCCGCGCCGGTCCCCCAGAGGGTTGGAAAGTTTGGGACCACCCCCCACTGTTGTGGTGAGGCTGGCGAAGTCTGGAGGCGGTGCCGGCGACCTGGACAGTTCTGGGACGAAAATGAAGACATCCTTGGAAATCGAAGTCGTTGGCCGCTTCTATGTTCAGTGCTTGAGGAAGGTCAGCCGTGGCGCCATCACCGAGCATTTCGAAGTTGGCGAGATCTGCCAGTCGGGCTGCAACAGGACATACAAGCCACCCAGCCAGACCGGCTTCAGCACCAAGGCCGAAGCCCTGAAATGTATCGATGGGCTGACGGAGTGACATGGTCAGCCTGGATCCTCAGCGGCGTTCACACGTACAATGTTGCTGTCGATCTCCAACGTGGCGTTCAGCTTCATGACGTTGTTGGCCTCGCTGTAGGCCTCGGCCGCGCTCATCACTAGGGCGACGAAGTAGCGCTCGGACGGAATGCCGCCCGCCGGACTGTCGGCCAGCACCATCTTGAACGCATAGGTATCCTTGGTTCGCTCTGCGGCGATGAGGGCGAGCTGGCCGGGGTCCGCATAGTCGAGGTCGGCAACGATCTGCGCCGAACCTGCATTGCGGGTGCCCTTCATCTTGCGCGTACGTGCGACCGCCACCTGGTTGCTGGTGATCAGCTCGGCCGTGTCACCGATGGTGCCAAGATCCGTGACGCCGCCGATCTGGGTCCAGACGGGCGAGCCAGTGGTGAAGTCGGTGGCAACCATATCGGTGCCGTTGAAGGCTTTGGCGGCGCCGATATAGATCCGGCTGCCAGCGGTGCTGAAGAGATGGCTCATGGCCGTTCCTTTCGTGCGCGGCGCTCTTCCGATTGTTTGGCGCCGGAGTGATGGGGGATGCAGAGGGATTGCAGGTTCGACGGATCGAGCCTGCGATGGGGCGCTTGACGCACCGTGATGACGTGGTCGACTACGGCGGCCGGCTTCCCACAGCGGACGCAGTACGGGTGCGCCAGCAGGTGCTGAGCCCGAAGACGGCGCCAGTCGGCGTCATAGCCTCGCTGCCCGGCGCTCGGCCGATTGGCGTCATGCCGCGCCTTCCGCGCCCGCTCGCGCGCTGCGATCAGTGCACACTGCTCGCCGGTCAGGTGAGCCTTGCCGCAGAGACCACAGACGCGAGGGGCATGGGATGGCATCACGGCACCTGAAGCTGCTGATCGCCCAGCAGGGCGACGGCGCCGGCCTGGATCGACGTGCCGCCGGCCTTGGTGAGCGCGAGCCGGACGAACCGCTTCTTGCCGATGTATTCGACCTGGTAGGCGCCATTGCCCCCCAGCGTGGCCGGCACACCGCTGATCACGTCTTTCGCCGCGACATCGGTGTAGCCGGTGCTGGTGGTGTCGCTCTCCTGGACCTTCACGCCGAAATCGCCTGCGCCGGTGATAGCTCCCGTGTTCACGACGAACAGGATCGACTGAGAGCCCTTCCGATCGATCTCCATGCCGTCGGCGGCATCGGACTTCGAACCGGACGGAATGGCCTGCACGGCCTTCAGGTTGTGATTGAGACCCTTGCGCATGTGCTCGCTCCTTAGCTCGCCGCGACCTTGAGGAACTTGATCGCGTTGAAGTCGCCGGCACCGCCACCGACGCGCTTGTAGACGTCGAAGACGACGCGGCCCTTCTGGGTGAGCTCGTCGATGTTGATCCGCACGCCCTGGCGATCGACGATCACGTAGCCCTGCCGGAAGTCGCCGAAGGCGATGGGATGCTCGCCGGCGCCGATGTCAGGCATGCCCTCGTCGATCTCGACGGAGTAACCGAGCAGCGGGTGCTCGACGCCTTCGATCAGGTTGCCGGTCGGGGCCCAGAGATAGCGACCGTTGCCGTCGACGATGGAGCGCAGGCGCACGGCGGTGTTGCTGTTCATCAGGAACTTGGCGTTGCCCTTGTAGGGCTTGCGCAGCGACGCCACGAGCTTGATCAGGGCCGAAAGCAGGTTGGCATCCGTCGGCGCCGAGGCATGACCGGCCGGCACATATTGGTGCTTGCCCCAGGTGCGGGAGAAGTCTTTCTCCACGGCGGTGCCGTAGTCGAGCAGACCGCGGGGCTTGCCCTCGATGCCATCGCCTCGCAGGAAAGCCTCGCCTTCGGTCTCGGCGAAATCGTGCGTGGCGTTGTTGATCAGCCAGGACGCGATATCGGTGGCCGCGTCGTCGAGCAGGTGACGGGTCGATACCGGAGCGGCATAGAGCTCCATCACCGGATAGGAGTGCTTGATCAGTTCCGGGCGCGCCGTGTCCTGCGGACGATCGTCACGCTCGGCCACCCACTGGGCGCCGCGCTTGCCGAGGCTATAGAAGCGCTCGTACTTGTCGGTGGAGATCGAGACGACCTCGGCCAGTCCGCGCAGCGGCGACAGGTCGGTCATCAGCGCGCGGATGGTGAGGTCGACAGTCGGCAGGACGAAGTAGCCGCCGCTCGGGTCGTTATCCGAGGACGCGGCCTTGATCTCGGCATCCTGACCGGTGCGCAGCAGAGTGGTCAGAGCCTTGAGTTCGATCGCCTCGCGCTCGTCCTTGTTGTCGCCGGTGAAAGGCCGGTTGCCCTTCTTCTCCAGCTCGGCGATGCGATCCATCAGCGCCTTCAGTTCGGCGCCGCCCTCAACCTTCTTCAGCCGCTCATCGACGGTCTTCTGCAGATCCTGCAGCGACTTCGTGACGATGTTGAGCGGGTCGTCTTCCTCACCCTTTCGGATCAGGGTCGCGCCGGCCATCAGCGCGCTCTTCATTTCGTGTCGCATGGTCTACCTCGATGCGATGAGGGCGGATGCCCGGTTGATGGCCTCGGCAATGGCGAGGGCCTGGATTGCCGACTTCGCG